CAGGTCAATATCAACCACAAGCAGGTCAATATCAACCACAAGCGCAAGTAGTTCAAATACAAAATAAACCCGACTTAGTAAGTGACGCGCGAAGCGGATTTGGTTACGGTCTTGGTTTTATGGGTGCCGAGGCGGTAAGTGACTTAGCCATTAGCGGAATAAGTGATGTATTAGACTACTAGGCAAATGCGTTTAATATCTCTTATATTTATTTAATGTTTTATTAAGATGGAAAACATTTTTATCATTTCACTATTAACGACCTTTTTGTATTGTTTAGTCAAAATTGGTATAATGAAATTTGTCGACAAAGAAATGCAACCATTAAAAATATTGGTAAAAGATGCCGTCTTGGTATTCATTACGAGTATGGTGGCAACCTACGCCTTTTATAAAATGGATGGTAATATTTCGAATATGTTAAATGTTATTACCGATACTACGACAGTACCCGTAGGTTCTGGCGTTACCGAAATATTTACGGATGTGCCCGCATTTTAAATTTGATAAATTAAATATTCATTACAATAATCCTGTTGAAAACGTTAGAACCTGTTGGGATATAAAAAATATATAACCTATATCAAACCTATTTGCGGATTGATATAGACCTTCTGACTATAGTTCCTCGATATCTAATAGTTCTATATCATTGGATATTCCATTCTCTCCTACATCCATTATGCCAAGACTAGACATATCTACCGCATCGGTATGTATCTTGATACGGTCTTCCATATCATCTGCCTCTTCTTCTAATTTGCGTTGAATTGCCCTAGATGCACTAATTTCTTCCAATCGTTCAATCGTCTTGGGTGCCTCAACCGTTTCCTTTTCGTCGATACCATTTAATACTGAATCATAATCATTGAATGATAGTCGCGTAATGACATTTTCATTGTCAATATTTTGTATAGATGGTACTATATCGGGTGGAGCCTCTTCTTTTGCCTCTGGAAAATCGGCGGATGCGTCTGTCGAATCCGTGGTTGAATCGTGATTATCATTCGATTCACCGCCCTCCATTTTAACATTATCATCATCCAACGTCTCTATAGTGATATCTTCTTCATGTTCAATCGTTTCGTCCATATATGCCCGAATAATGGCCTCAGTAGGTACACTTTCGCGGATTGTCACCAAGATACATTCTTGAATTATTTGTTCTAATTCGCGTCCATTTTTCTGGGTTTGTAGTGGCGAAATATTCTTCTCAAATAAATAGACATTCATATATACTTTTCGTGCTACATGGATATATATCTTGTGAATAAAATGGTCGAGATTTGGTATTGAAATGTCGATTTGTTTTTGTTTATTTCCTACCCGTATAGAGGTGAGTACTTTGAGTTGAATGACATGGACACAAGTGATCAAATCTTCTAAATAATTGCATCCACTCCGTTGAATAATACGTTTACGTTCCTCCTCTATAATAATAGAATTCCATTTAGGTACGCGCGATAATAAGTTTTGAAATGTCATTAGGTATTTATTCGCCTCATTGTTGTCTAAACACATTTTCCACGATTCATTGAAAATCGATGTTATACCTTCAATTACCAATGGTGAGAAAATACTCACTAATCGCGCGCACCATTCATTACTTGATTCGCGCAGATTAGATAATACAAAGTCGTCCATTAATTAAATAAACACATGATTTTTATTTAACTATATAAACGAATTTTTCCAACCCAAAAATTATTATCATGGGTAATGACTATAAAATAAAATATTGTGTTTGTATCACGGATTTTATACAGAATACAAAGAAAGGATCAAGTAATACATCAACAATTTTTCGCATCTATATTCGGTTTTTATTTGTTGAAAAAGAATAGCAGTATTTGCCTTTTGTATTTCGGAAATAGTGGGCGAATCCTTTATCTCGGCAATAAGATCCAAACACGAATATCCATCCTCGTAGGCGGTATTGCATATATCGATTATCTTGGTAAAATCTGGTTGTTCTTCTATTATCTTAGACAATAGATCGCATACGGCGTTACGTTTCTCTAAATCATACTCGAACCGGTATTTTTGATCAATTGCCCTTTTATGCAAATTAACAAGTCGACCATCAACCATATATTCGGGGACGTGTATTTCGCAAAAACGCGACAAAATGGGGTTTAATAATTTGTGTTTATTTTCAACAATAATAAAAAATCGCGTATTATGACTAAACAGTTCGATACATCGACGAAGAGCAGATTGTGCATCTACCGTTAAACTGTCGGCGTTTTGTAATACAATTGATTTAAATATGACACCCGAATTGCATTGTATATTCGTTTTGGCAAAAAATTTGAGTTCTTCGCGAATGAATTTGATTCCCTTGCCGTGTGCGCAATTCACGATCATGGTATTCGTCTTAATTTTGTGTTTATCTCCGCCATATATTTTATTTAAAAACTGATACACCAGGGTTCGTTTAGCCGTTCCCGATGCGCCATGAAATAGAAGATTCGGTATTTGCCGTTTTTCAAAGAAAAAGTCTAATTTTTGTTGTATGTGCGGATGAAGTGTTACAATAGGTTCCATATCAGTATTATTCTTAGTATTTTATATGTATTACCAAGAATATGATATCTTGGTACTATACGCATTTTACAATATTTAGTTGTTTGGTAAATAGGTAGCGTTCGTGATACATTGTTCGTCTGCGAAGATTGCATCCTAAACACGCGATTTCGGCATTGTCGCAATTGTGTCCTCGCGTATTGTCGAGGCGTTCAATCGTCCATTGTTTTAGATCTCGCACATGTTCATACAAGACGAGCACAGGTTCTTTGCAATAAAAACATTTCAAATCGGCGCGGCGCATGATGTCCAATACGGTGTTAAAATCGACGAATTGGACATCATCGTATATATCCTTTTTAATATCTTGGTATTTGTATCCCGCTATTTTGTCCCGTATTTGGGTTTGAATAAACTGCGTTATATGTTCTTGTGTCTCGTCCATTTCTTTGGAATTACAATTATTATGATTACCAAGAAATTTTATATGGGATGATTGATTTTCGGGGGACAAATCGTATTCACTAAATGTCCATTTTTTGGTGGAAGTAATAACGCGTTTCTTGGGAGGCGGTTTAGTCGCAACCTCCTTGTTTTTTGGTTCTTTTTTGACTGGTATTTCAAGAACCTTAGATGTCATTATTATAGTTGTATATAATAATCGTCAAAACGCACCGCCTAGTCTAATAATTCTTGGTACTTTCACCAATATAAATATATATACAATAAAGGAAATAAACCTTTTGCCATATATAATATAAAGATAACGCAATAAACCATGTTTACACCTAACGTCACTACATCGAATCCCGATACAGATGATATCTCGCCACAAACTGCATCATGCACAGAACCTACAAAACCCATACCAAATATATATCCGAATCAGTATGCATCCATGTATTCGGTAACAAATGAAATGTCGATAAATACAGTAGACAAAATCTTGGAAAAGGAGAAACAAACGAACAAAACTGATGCATGGAATAAATTGGACAAAACCGCTAAAATCCAAAAACTTCACGCATTTGCAGAAAAATATGGCAAAGATAATGGCTATCCTGTAAAGGATATTAAAGGATTGAAAGGTTTTTTTGTGGAGGCACTTGATAAGAATAAACTTCAAAAGGCAAAAGATTTAGCATATAATCGTGATCTTGGTGAAATAACCAGTATTCCCGCACTCCATTTTAACGCCGTAACGCGAAATTTCACATTACGTATAATGGATACGAAACGTGTATCCACCCTAAAATCATTAACACCTAAACGGATTATTGAAAAGGAAACGGAATAATTATGCAAAATACATTGCGATCATATGTTTGCCAAATCATCCAAAATGTGTATTTATAATATATATTATAAATACATGAATTTTTATATATCCATAACTACGATAAAAAAATACAAGATTGCACTGGACAATTTATTATCTTCTTTACCATATGAATGGCATAATAAATATATATTGGTTTACCAAGACGAACCCGAAAACGATATTAAAGTGTTTGAAGACGGACATATAGAGGTTTATATTGAAAATAATTTATCCGACTACGGTAATTGGGTGGGTGTATACAAGTTATTAGAACAAGGAATTGTTCCCGATGATTCGTGGTTTTTATTTGTCCATGATACATGCCATTTTTTAGATGATAATAGTGTAAATCTAACGTATGATATTATAAAAACCCATGAAAACCAAGATGTCGACATTATATGGTTGTCTAGTAGCGGGCAGTGTAATATATGTTTAATACGGCAAAATGGCATAAAATATGGACATGACATATATAAAGATATTGAATATATGACAAAAATGGAGACCGTGCATTATGAGTGGTGTCACTGCGATAGACTAAGCCCAAAATCGTTTAATGTAATTCATCGTTTTTTAGATGCATGGCCACAACATTGTGGAAAAAGGTTCGTCTATAATAACACAAATCATAGAGACGTATTATTATATAAAAATATAAATATGGAAAAGTATTATTTTCATGTCAACCAGGAGTCTGACCATCCATGGATGCCATAATCATTTATAGTTATTAGGTAGTTGTTACTTTGTAACCGATAAAACGGCAATTGAAAGGTTAAACGTTGTAAAATTTACAACGTTTCTTTTATGAAATTCGCGAAACTGTACCTAAATAGGCATAGTATGGAGATTAGATGTTAATTACCTATTACGTTTTGCCCATAATGGGTATTTTATACCATCTATCTGCCAATTAATGAAATAGGTTTCATCGGGTATTTTAATTGACCCATACATTTTTACTAACATAGATAATATAGATTGATCATGACGATTTTCAATAAACAATGGATGTTCTGTCGATATTACATCATTTATTAAATTATAATTTCCACATATTTCATACCACCGATTTATTATTTCGACTGAATGTGCAGTTTTCTTTATTATTTGGACAGTCGCCATACATTGCATGTCGTTTTTACATTTTTCTACATTTGAAACCGGAGATATATTTCCAGGTAAATCAGACAATGTTGAAAAATAATCAAATATGGCCTTCTTGGTATATTT